CCTCAATCCAACGATAATGAAAATCTGTTAACTTCCAATATTTCCGAGTTGCTGCACTTGTTGGGTCATAGTATATATTAACATAAGGAAAATCATAAATCTCAGGTAGCCCAAAACTATTACCTATATATGAGCCTTTGTCGAACTCATTCCCAGAAAGGACACCAAAATCAAATATCTGATCTAATCCAGTTCCAGACACCCACGGAATAGCATCACCACCTTTTAAGTCCGTCAAATCCTCACCGTCTGCGGTTTGAATGTATCTACCTGAAAGATTGAAGGTTGAGAAAGCCTCACCCTTCAATCTTACTAAATTGCTATTTTGATTTATATTTAAAGTCATAACAGACCTTTTTCACATGTGCCTTTAATGCTGTCCATATTATTCTTTTTTTAATGGGTTTTCTGTAAACTCCAAAATAAAAGGATATTGCGGTTGAATATCCTCATCGGGATAATCTAAATTTATATCTGTGCTGCCAAATTTTCCAGTAGCGTATAATGTATCGTTTTTATTGACATTAAACGAAAATGACGGAGCTATCAGCGTTGATGATCCGTATGCAGCCCATGGTCTAGTTACCGATGTTGTTATTTTTGATACCTGTTCTGAGTTTCGTTGCAGCACAAGCTTAATATTAGCGATTACATTTCCTGCTGTATTGTTTGTTAATATGGCTTTGCCCGACATTTTTAACAACATATCTTTTAGGCAAACGATACCTGTGCTATCATCATTAAATTTAAAAGCTGACGTTGAATAGTCTGTAAATAATGTGTCGTATTTAATGGTTACCCAATCAGTGCTAGGTATTATTGTGCAGTCTTTAACCGCTACTTGTACTTGATGTAGAGCGTATAATGTTGAATCTATCTGTAGATTATTAAAAATTCTAACCGTATCCGGATCAAACTTAGCTATTTCGTTATCTTGATATGCTATTTCGAAAATATTACCTGTTGTTGTTGTTGGTATGCCATTTATCCGCGCTTGATAACTATCTGCTGCCCCGTTCGTCCTAAAATGAATACCTGCTGACGTGTTGTATAATAATAACCCATCTTCTTCTAATTGCATATAGTCGTTTATAGTAGAGTATCCTAATCTGAAATAACCTAATGAATTAAACCATCTAAAATCCGATGAATATTGTAAATCTGTTCCTCCTGTATTCATAAAAGGGATTTGTCCGTCTGTTCCGAAAGAAGGAGAATTATAGCTGCTTATGCTGTCGCTTATCTCTTGTCTTATATCTGTCGTTAACATGTAATAGCTTAATGAATCCAGTGTTGTATAATCCAATAAATAAGCTCTTAAAAATTCATTTGTTGTCAGTGTGTCGCCTGTAGATATATTTGTAACCGTACTGTCACTTAATCTTATAAAATTCCTTACGTACAAATCATTAAATTCACCATCTTGCGAAAATGAATTAAATGAAATGAATAATAATATATACAATAACTTTTTCATGAATTATAGTTTTCTTTATAGTTAACAATAAAATCTATTGCGCCGCTTGTTACAGTTACGTATAGTGTCTTTGCTGTATCGTAATAATCTGTAATGGTCGTGGTCTTCGGGTCTCCGCTCGTTGGGGTTCTTGTAGAAATAATATCGCTCGCTCCTGCTGTTGATCCAATCTTTACCGAAGGCGCACCGCTTACCCAAATTAAATCTATTGATTCCAATTTAGAATCGGCAGGAATGACAACCGTAAAAGCTGCACTCTTATTTGCCTCTCTTGTTTTTGTAGAAACTGCGTTCTGTATAGATGATATAGCTGCATTTGTTGCAGAAAATAAAGAAGTAAATTCTATTCTTTTAGTTGTGTATTTGCCGCCACCAATTGGTACATTTGTAAATAAATGAGTTCCTGATGTTGTTGTCGTAACATCCCTGTCGCTACCTTTTTGATCTACTGTTGCCATTTAGTCAAATATAAAGTTATTGCCCTCATCATCAAATATAAAGTTATTGCCCTCATCATCAAAGACAAAGTTAACTATTTTCTGTACATTAACAAAATCATTATTAGGCTTTATGGAATTTAAGCTGTAATAATCTTTTATTTCCTGATTCCCTAATCCCTTATTATTAATTATTAGTTGCTGTTTGGTTTCTAGTTGGTCGGATATGGAAATGTTATTATCCATTGAAACTTGAATTAAATAATTTAAAGTCCCAAATTCTTGCAACGTTATGTCTGTCATGCTTTGACCTTTCTGAACTGTTACCATACTACCTTATTTTATCTGCGTCAACTCCAATTGCTAATTCATCGCCTACGCCAGTTATGTTTAGTTTTTTAATATTGTAATTGTCTAGCTTTAGATTTTCCCTTATCAATTTTCTTTCTAGTGGAATGTTCATTGCTCCATATAACTTTCGCCTAACTCCATAGCCTAGTTTTGGAAATTCGTAAAATTGACCTTTTTCAGATATCATTATAGCCTCAATGTTTTGATCGTCCGATTGCCCTATTTTAAAATCACCATTCTCAATAACTAAGTCGTTATTTTCGTCTAATACCAAATCATAACTTATCATATTAATGTTTTATTTTAGTGTTTTCATAGTCGTTTTTATTGAAACTAGTAAAGTTTTGAATAAATGGGGTGGGAATTCCCGTAATACCCGTCCCAACAGTAACACCCGTATGTGTATGTGTATCTAATTTAGTTTTTAAGCTTGTTATTTCATTTACCAAGTCATTTAACTTACCTGTTAGTGCTTCTATTTTTATTAATCCACCTAATGAGCCATCATTAAAAATGAACTGATCTTGTATGGATGTTATATTTGTTGATTTTATTACAATGTCGCTTATTTCTGTCCATGCACTTACAAAAGCGTTTTCTTTGCCTGTAAATGTTACAATTACTAAACTTCCAACGGCAGGAACGACAAAAAAACCTTTTGAGTCGCTTGTTATTGGCTCTTTTTCTGAATTTATAGATATATCTCCCTCTAAAAGAACTTCTAATATATCAGCACTGCCATCTATAGGAGAGCAGTCGCAAATCTTTTTACTTGAATCTACACTTTTTACCGTACAAACTTTAGAATAAATCTGATTTTCTTTACCCCAAATATCAATAAAATCAAATAATATATCTTTTGTTTCACTCATAACTTTTTATCTAATTCTATTCTTTGCCTGTACCCATCTTGCCCGAAAATAATATTCACAGCCTTGATTAAATATTTTCCGTTTTTTTCTGGATATTTAAAATCTATTATTTCCGCTACATCCCCATGCTCCATTGCAGGCTCTCCAAATGTTGTAAATTGCCCTTTATATCCTGTGTAATTTAAGTTAGGCAACCATCTTTCGAGTAATTCCGTTAATTTTACTTTTGTTAAGCCAGGGATATTCATTGTATTTAAATAGCCTGTCGGGTTTGTTTCGGATGTTTTTATTTGCCCGTTTTCATAATAAGTATATAATTCAATTTTTGTACCGTTAGATTGTTGACTAACCCCGTAAGCTATTGTTTTTAAGTCCGTTTCGTCTGTAACTTCTAAATTAGACCCGTTAATTATGTTTTTTTGAAAGTGAAATTTTTTTATTGTTCCGGCCCCTAAATATGGCAACCCAACATTTAAGACCCCATCTTTATTCCATGAATATAATTTATAAACACTCCTTAGTTTCTGTAATAAATCAATCATTGTTGCGCCTTTCTGAATTGAAAAGCCGCCTAAATCTGCATCACTTACATTATATTCGCCTGTATAATTGTCTTTTATTAAAGTCTCAAGTGAAACCCTTTTTTTTGTGTAGGATTCTAGAAATTGCTGCTTAAGTTGATAACTTTCATCTTCGCACATCACCTTTAATGGCGATTCATTTACTAATTTACTCACATACCCTGTAAATCTTGTAACCAAATTGGGAAAATATCCGATTTTTATAGTAACAGGGTCGTTTACTTTTATAATGTCTTTGATTCTGATATTTTTTTTTCTTAAATTATTTGGCAGATATATTACAGCCGTATCTGTAAATGTTTCCCAACTACTTCTAATTTCACAATTAATTACATATGAAAACTTTAACGATCCTATTGTTATTGCCGAATATAATCTTAACATTATCCTGCTGTTATTTGCAAATCTGCCAATGCTGTCATTAATTCCTCTTTAACTGCATTCCCTGCTGCTGTAATTCCTTCTGTTATTGTTGTTGTATTAACGGTTTCGATTCCTGTTAGTTTCTGAACTGTAATATTAAAAACTTTTGGGGCGGCGGCGGTTATTTTTGTTGTTAGATCCTGTTCTGACAAATCTTTTAATTCATCCAAGACTTTCTCTTCGTCTGTTTTTTTTGTTCTTTTTTTAGGATTTAAGATCTGATCCCTATATTTCCCAGCTATTATAATCAATTCTTTAAACTTCTCCGTCTGTTCGTCAATCCTTCTGGTTTCGCTTTTTCTAGTAAACGGGTTTCTTAAGTTCCTACGTTGCCTTTTTAGTGAAATTAACGACCCTTCGTAATCTTTTATTAATTTTGTTGCTATTTTTACTTTTTCTTCTACTGTTTCGGCTTTATCTATAAAAAATTTATCTGATTGCTCAAACGCTTTTTGTGCCTCACTCCTACCTGCCTCTGCTGCTGTTTTATTTAATTCGTCTAATTTTTCTATTGCCCTTGTTAATCCTTGAACCGTATTTCTTAAAACTTTTGATACATTCCCCTCTCCTTTATTTAGGTTCAACACGAAACCCTCCCATGCCGACCCTAATCTTTTTACGTCTGAATTTAGGTTGTTTGTATTTACGCTTGCTTGTTCGTATGCTATGTTTGTATCTGTCATAGCAATAGTTAATTCACTTAACCTGTCCTTGTTTTTTATTAATGTTTGAGCCGCTATAACATTTTGTCTACCGAACATTTTTGTTAGTTCTGTTACATCATCCTGAATAGGGGCGAGGTTCTCTAAAGCTGTTGATAAGCCCACTATTTTAGGATTTAACTTTCTATCAGTTGACGCTCCAAGCTTAAGGAATACATTTCTAAGCATCATACCCGCCCTTTGTCCTTTTAGGTCTTTTGCTGATAATGTCTCAACCGCTGCCGAAGCTTGCTCTAAGGATACCCCTAAAGAATCAGCTACACCTCCAAATTCTTTTAATGATGCTGCTAAGTCGGGTATTTCTGCACTTGCAAATTTCGAACCTGCTGCAAGTACGTTTATTGCTCTACTTGATTGGTCTGCCTCTAATCCAAATTGATTTAGAGCGCTAGTTAATGCCAATGCAGCTTCCGGCAATGTTAATCCAGATGCCTCGCTTAACGCTATAGCTTCTTTTGTTGTTGCTGTCAAAGCCTCTTTGTTTTCCAGTAACTCAGGTTTGGCAGAGGCTATTAATTTAAAAGCTTGAACGGTTTCGATAGAACTTTTTGTTGTTGCCTTACCTAATTCAATAGCTTTTGATTTTAAAAAATCTAAATCATCACCAGTTGCGCCCGTAATTGCCGATAAGTTAGATACGGCTTCCTCAAAATCTGCAATTTTTTTAACCGAATTAACTAATACGCCCCCAACCGCTGCAAACGTGACAAATCTACCCATTAAACTACCTATTGACTTTTCAAATTTCTGGGTTTGCATATTGGCGGTAGCCATTTTAGATGAAAACTTATCCCTTAAATTAAGTACATATGTTACTTGTTCGTTTGCCATTTATTCAAATTTTAAAGGTAGTTGGGCAATCGGTATAATCCCTTGTTTTGATAAATAAATCAAATCATTCCAATATCTTGCTAAGTCGTCTACTGGTGATTTGCTTTTCATTATATCCTGTTTAAAATAATATAGGATTAAAGCCATTTTTTGCCTTAATCCTATATTTTCACTATTGTGCTTATAAAGAATTACTTTTTTTTTATTTCGATATCTAAAGGCAAAACATATTCGGATAATCTTTGACACACTAAAAGTAATATTTTTGGATTCTCCTCAATTATAGGGTCGAATTCCACGCAGCATAATTCCCATATTACTTTTCCTGCTGTGGCTAAACTTAACCTACCTTTAGAATCGTAAAGTTCACCTAATGCCGCAACTAACTGATCGAATTGAGGTTCTTGTATTTCGTATTTGTAAGTTTTAAATTTACCCTCTAGTTCTGCTATTTTTTCAGCATCTTTTTTAAGATTAAGCAAAGATATTTCTTTTTTCAAATCATCGTTACCAAACTCGAAAGTATAAATGTCGCTTTTCCTTTCTTCTATCCTTACTGCTTTATCCATTATCTATATTTTATATGTGAAGGTGTGCCCGTGAAAGTTCTCTTTATATCAGTATCTCCTTGTGTTGTCTCTACTCCATCGTCTGAAAATTCAAAATTTTTAATAATGTGAGTTACTGGCTTTTGAGGATTTCCAAAAACTATCACAAAATCAAAAGGAGGAATGTCTAATAAATTACCGTTTGGTGCTGCGTCCCTTAAGGCTTCTGTATCGTTCATTGATATATCAAACGATGCGGTGTAAGTTTTTGCGCCCCTACCTCTCGAAACTGGCTCGTTGCCTGTTCCGTAATTATTCTCCTTAGTCTGCTCTGACGTATAATTTATAGCCGAAATACTAGGTAATGGAACACCTAAAGCTAGTGGCGTAATGCTCACGTAATCGTATGCTTGTCCGTTTATTAATGGTTGACTCATATCTTTTATTTTTTTCCTATATTAACAGCAAAACCAATATTTACAGTAATCTGCCTTGCTACGCCTACAGGTGAAATTTGTAATGTTAGCACGATTTCGGAAGAAGTTAGGACATCTTGATCTGGATCAATAAGCACTGAATTTGCTGGTAAATTGCCGTCTGGATTAGTGTTTATATTTCCAAGATTCGCCATATTTTCCAAAGCTTTAAAAGCATCGTTTTTAAAATCCTCAATAGTTGCTTGGCTTAACTTTCCTGTATCTGCATCAGCATATAAAGATGAGTTAATTTTAGGAACTAGATTTTCACGCACTAACCTTGCTGCCTTGTCGATTGTTCGCATATTTTCAACATACGCATAGTCGCTTGTTATAAGTGTAGACGTTGGCGCATCATTAAAAAATGAACCTACAATATTAATTTCACGTGTAAGGTATAAATATCCTTTATTTGTTAATTCGGTTAATGTTGCGTTTGATTGTATATCATAATCTTCGCCAGTTGCAAATTGCAGTCCTTCATATTCAGAGCCGTGAATTTGGTTAAAAGCACCTCTCCAACCTAGATTCTCATGCACCGCCGCATTTGCCTCTGTCCCTAAAGCTGCTCCCATGTTAGTAATAGACTTACTTATTATACCTGCCAATGCTCCACCGTTGCCGCCTTTGTCTTCGCCGATAACTACAGTTGCGTTTTTGGAATCTAAAGCTCTCATATCTGCTAATGCTGAAAGTGTTGTTCCCGAAAAGTCAGCCGCTAATAGAACATTTGACAAAGGTTGATTTTCAACTTCCAGAGTAGTGCAGTAAGTTTGTGATCCTGTTACCATGCTAGAAGCAAAAGGATCAGGGATATATACGCCACATTGCCTAATTTTACCGCTCGAATAATCTTGTAACAATTTCAACTCTGCACCTGTGTAAGTTGTGTAAATTCCTATATACAAAATGCCTTGCGCAAAACCTGTTATTTGTTGGGCAAGCGCAAAAAATTCTGAAACGTGATAATAATTAATAGCCGTTACCGATCCCACACCACCAGAAAATTGCGTTACTGTACTCGTCCCTGTTCCTGTTGATGCCGCCGCTAATCCTGCCGTATTTATCGAAGCCCCTTTTTTATCTGCCGCTATAATTGCTACCTTTGAAGCTACAGCGTTTGTTGCCGTATAGCCGTGATTAATAGTATTAAGATTAAGATTGTTAAATAAACCTGTCGCTATTAATACTGTCGTGTCTCCACTTTGCTCTGTATAAGTTGCTAAAACAACCGCACTTGCGCCAGTTGGCGTTATGGTTATTGTCCAAACGTCACCAGTAGCCCCTGCTGCTGTAATTTCAACATTGCCGCCTGTCGCTTTAGTTTCGTCAGAATGCGTGTTATTTATACCCAAAGCCTCTGCTTCTGCTAAAGTAGTAACCTTTTTAATCCTGTCAGATGTGCCAAAACCGCTAGGCAAAGTGGCTTGTTTGAAGATCATGCCTGATATGTAATCTTCGCCCGGCTGTTGCCTGCCTAAACCGCCTGGTCGTCTATTTACTGTTATTTGACCCATTTACTTTAATTTTAGGTGTTTGAGCTTTATTTTTCTTAGCCTCTTTTGCTGCAAGTTCTGCTGATTTTCTTTCTTCTGCTTCTTTTTCAGCTGCCTCTTTTGCTGCAAGTTCGTAATCAACTAAAGAAATGTGAAAGTATTTTTTTTCTGTTTTGCAGTAATGCCTTACATCGCCTTCGTTGTCGAAAAAATGCTTATCCTCTGTGGCAAATATCTCTTTTCTATCTTCGTTAGATTCGAAATATTGCCGTGCTAACTTCATTAATTCCTTTTTATTCATAATAATAAAGTTTTTAAAAAGGAGGTTTTACCCTCCCTTATGCGTTCGTTTCTACTAAAGCTACAATTCCTTTTTGGTCAGGTCTGTCATATGTCGCTCCAAATCTTACAACTGATTCAACAATAGTTCCACCTAAATATCCCGCAGGTTTTCTATTAATAATAGTCTCTGCATGCCCTTCGGCATGTCTTACCATTGATTTATGAAAGAAAATAGCCGCTGCATTATCGGTAGTTGCTAGTGTTTCGTCAACTGTTCTTTTTGTGGTTGCATCAACATTATACATAATTCCAGTTGAGCCTACATCGTTGTTTCTCATTAATAGATTCATGCCTAATATATAGCCAATTTCTCCATTTTTTAACTTAGATAATTCGCCTGTTTTGTCAGAATCAACAAACTCATTGATATTAAGTAGATCGTCCACCATATCAGGGGTAAGGATTCCCCATATCGAACCCCTTCCCATGTCTGGTAAGTTCATTCTATTAAACAAGTTCCTAACATCTAGCATGTTTGCTTTTACGATCGGCTTTCTATTTCCAGTTGTTCCAGTCACTGCCGTTGACCTACCTGTACTTCCTGTAGTTCTTACTATGTTTGTTGATAAAGTTGCTCCCCATTCTGTAGCTGCTATATTAGCCGCCCTTGTATTCAGCGACATAGCTAAAGAATTAGCAAGGTCTGTGAATTTACTGTAATTTAATACAATATCCTCTTCTCTGGTAACTAAGTACGGGTTCGTGTACAGCTGTTCAACTGGATATGATTTTTTCGTATCTGTCTTAGTGTTAATAGCTAGTGGTAGTGTTGGGTTTCCGCTTTTTGCTGCTCCTACGTCCCCAGAAACAGGTATCTCTACAGTTTCAACGCTTGCGCCTATACCTGTTTCTGTCCTTGATTTCTTGTAAAAAGAATTATCAGGGAATAGCTGCTTTTGTAGCTCTTTTGAAAATTTAATTGGATTTATTTGTATCATGTTATCTTATTTTTTAATTTTTTACGCTAAAGTTGTCCATTCGATAGTGATTGTACCTGAAATTGGACAAGCTGCTTCACCTGATGCTGCCCATCCGTCTGCTACGTTAAAGTAAACAGTGTGCGCTGCTGCTGCTTCAATAGCAAGTCCCGTACCTGCTGTTGGTGCGGTAGTCTTAATTGATGCCGTTCCTGTGCAGTTTGTTGCGGTTTGTCCTGTTATAATATTTTCAAACGTTGCTGTTCCGCTCAATACTGCCACCGCTCCGCTTGCAACTACTGTTCCGATACCTACATCTGGCGTATCTGCGTCAATATTTCCATCTGCTGCCGTTAGTGCCATACTCATATAGGCAGAATTGATTACATGTGCCCCTGCGGGTAGGGTGTACATTAATGTGCCTAGCCCAAGGTTTGCACCTCCCGCTATTGCGCCTAATGTCGTACTTACTGTTAATACGGTTTTGTGGTTTACTCCGTCTCCGTACTCAACGGCTGCAACTCCTGTTGCCGCTGTTCCTGTTCCTAATGTAGTAAGTGGTAGTTGATTTGTTCCACTAGCTCCAAAAGGTTGTCTTATTGTTGCTGATTCTGGCATATCTGTAATTATTTATTCCAAGCGTTAAACATTTTGTCAAATCTTGCTTTCTCTTCGGTTTTAATCCTTTTTAATTCAATAGAATCGTTTTCACACAAGTTTTGATATTCTTCTTTTAATTTCTCGTCAGTTGTTTTTTTTGGCTCTCCTGCGTTGTTATTGATTTGATTTAAAACATTAGCAGGTTTTTTCGGCATTCCATCCACGATAGCCCTAAAAGCTTCAAGCCCTATTTTAGTGGCATTTTCAATAACACTTTCTTTGTTTTCTTCTAAAAACATGCCTATTTCTATTTGAGCATTTACATAACTCTCAATGGCTTGATTTTTAAAAGTTTTCACTTCTTCTTTTAGGTTATTGATCTCAGTGTCTTTTTCCCCTTTGGTTTTTTCCAAAGCAGAAATTTGATTTTTGGCTAATTTCAATTCACTCCTATCCTTCTGAGCTGCTTTAAGGATAGCGGTTTCGTTAGCCTCATCGGTTAAATTGAAAAATTTTGTTAAATCGCTCATTTTGTTAATTTTTGGTTTATCTATAAATTTACTTTTATCGTTACATATATTCATTATGTCAACGTATGACATATTTTTAGTTATTGCAGGTTTTGATTTACTTTTAGCTATTTCATCAATCATTCCCAGTTCTAGCATTTCGGCAGAACTTAAAAGTATATCTTCATCCATTTTTTTAGAAGCTACACTTCTCGTCATGCTTGTATTATTTGTGTATATGTCGAGTATTGAATTTTTGAATTTTACTGCATTATCCTTTCCTTTTCCGTCATCCATGTCATTTAATGAAATGCCGTTGTATGATGGATTATGAATTACGCCCAGTCCGTAATCATATGAGATTCTTTTATTTCCTGTAGTAAGAATCACATTTGCTATACTTCCTGCCATCCCTTCGTTTATAGTATGTATTTCTGCTTTACTTTCTATGTTTGCTGCTATAATAGACATACCGTTTATTATATTGCCACCTACACTATTAATTCTTTCTCGAATTAAAGTTGCCCCAATTTCGTTTAAAAACTTTATCTCTGCCGCTATTTGATCGCCATCTATCTTTTGACCAACTACGCCACTTAATAAAATGTCATAAACTCCTTCGCCTTGATTTGTAAAATACTTTAATTCCATACTAAAATTTTGTATAAAATTATTAATTTATATCCTGTTTTTCAAATGTAATCCATTGTATATTAAGTAATTATACATATGTCATTGAATTTAGACATATGTCATTACTTGTATAGCCCAAAATCAGTAATTAATATATCTGTATTTGTACTATATACAATTAATACTTTAGCGTTCATTGCGTCTAACCTGTCGCAATCTACTATATCCGTGCTGCCATCTTCGAATTTTACGCTTACATTTCCTGATGGTGATGCTGTTTTTAATTTAAATAGCCCTGCTTGTTCTAGTGTTTGATTAAACACATAGTCTACTTTGCCTGTTACTTGGTATAATATTTCCGATCCATTCTCTGCTCTTGTTGTCATGTTGTTATTGTTTAATTTATTGTTAATTTTACCGGTGCTGCATCTGTTTTATTGTTGCTTACGCCACATTCTGTACCCATTGTGGTGAAAACTATATTCCAAATTCTTACATTATCGTTTGTTGTGTCATCATTTTCTGATTTTCGTTGTAATGGCGTGAAATTATCACCCCGTAAATTTGCTAATTTCCTGTAAACCGTGTTAAATATGCTTAAATCAGTTTTCCAACTTACATTATCATTTTCAAAAGAATGTTGGGCTATTCTTACAGTTATCTCAAAATCCCCCTTCTGCTCCCTTGTTGTGTTTTGTTGATGACCCACCTGCATATTATCTTTCCATTCTATAGACGAAAAGTAGAGCCACGCTTGTGGATAATTAAGTTGCTGTTCTTGCGTTACATCGATATCCTGCGAATTATACTTAAGAACGTGTTTTAATTCTGCAATTTCTTCTAAAGCCGCTTCGATAGTCGTATATATGTCGTATTTTACATCTTCTGTCATTTTCTCATTGCTTTTTTAACCATTCTATTCAATAGTTTCATATTTTCCTTATTCAACTCTCTTGAATGTCCTATAAATTCCCTTTGCGGCATTTTTCGCCCCAACCTGTCCGTTATTCCTTCGTTATGTCTGCGAGCGTAAGGAATTCGCCTTGTTCCTAGTATTATTTTTCCTTCTTTGGCTGATATTACTTGCAGATCCCTTCTTAACGCTCCTGTATCTACTAATATCGCCCTTCCTGCGTCTCTTTTTGCCGTTGGTTTTCTTTTTCTCCAACCGCTCTTAGAGTCATTAGTTTGCCCTCCTCCTTTTCTAAAACCTTCTAAATAGTGATTTAATGAATTTTCGGCAATAACTTTTGGAGCTTCTTTCTTTAGTTGTCGAAACTTTTTACTTTTTCGCCCAAGATCAAATTTTCCCGACACTCTTTTTAGACTCATTTTTCAGGTGTTTTAAATCCAAAGTTGTTTTTTAGCATAGGTTTAAATCTCTTTTCAACCTTAAAATATGGGTGCTTGTTTTCATTAAATATATAGTCTACTTTACCTGCGTTAACGCTGAATAATTTATCATCGTTTCTTTTTACTCCCTTTAAGCTTGATTCTTTCCCTTCATGTAATCTTGTAACCGTACACCTGCAATTGAACCCATTTACGGGCATAGTAGTATCCCAAAACGAATCATTTACAGGTCTTACTATTCCATCCCATTGTGCGTGTTCGTCTCTTACTCTTTCATCTGCTGCCGTTACGTATTTAAGATAAGGTAATAGCTCTTGTTCATCTTCTATTTTAATCCATTTATCAGCACTTTGAGCCATTCCGAACGCCGTGTCTTGTTCTGTTTTTAACCAGTGCACGTTATATGTTTCATTTATTTTTTGCCCAAACTCCCTGAATTCCTTAAATGGTCTTTTTGATCCATCATTCTTAAAAATAAACATTGACATATCCTTAACCTCCTGGAATGTCTTTGCGCCTGAAAATACAGATATATTATTTTGATATGCCAATGCTTTATTTGCTTTAAAACTACCCTCTTGGAAATCGCCAACGCCGCCGCCAAAACCATTATCTACCACTCCGATTAATTCCGAGTATGTAAATTCAAATATCCTTTTTGGCAAACTAAATATTGATATTTCACCTTTCCAGATACCCCTTAATATTTTCTCTATCTCCTTGTTGGTTATTGGCATCATGTTTCGTATTGTACCGTTATCCACCCTCTATTGTATCCTGTTGAGTCGAAATTAACACTTGCAAAAAAACTGCCCGTAGGGCGTGTTAGTACTATGTTTGTGGCATCTATAGAAGATATTCCAGCTGCTACGGGGATATCAGCACCGCCGCTTTTTTTATTTATATCATAATAATTCACATCGCTATCATCTCTTATTATTACATTTACACTTCTTATATTTTTATAATTACCAATTCCATGCGCCACCGTTATGGTTGAAGTCGGCACGCTGTTCATATTCCAATCGCCTATTTCAATAACTGTAGTTGTTAGATTTGCAATTGTAGTTGGCTCTACAAATTTAGTCCCTAATCTTACCGCTGTTAAATAAGCTAAGCTTCCCGAACCTGCTGTTATGGTCGCCCTATGTTTCGCCCACGTTTGACGTGGTGTCCCATCGTTAAACGTCTTATTTCCTCCGTTGTCATAAGTTGTAACTTTTTCAAAATGCGTACCTGTTTTTGAATGTGCGTCAACTTGTAGTATCTCACCGTCTAACATAACATATCCAGCCGATATAGCCGGATTTCCAGTAACGCCTTGAATTATATAATTATCACCAAAAGCTCTAAATGAATTTATTGAAGCGTTTTTATTTGCCTTATTATTCCTATCTAAATCATCAAAATTTATAGCAGGTTCGCCGCCTGTAAAAGTTATTTTCTCGTTCATATCCTAAAATGTTACTATATTAAATGTTTTAGCCGCCTCGCTATAATTCTTAACCTGCCTTGTTACTGTGTCGGCATTAAATCCAACTACAAGAGGTATGTTGATAGTGAAATTATAAGTATCTGGTATTGATTCACCTTGTAAATAAAGGCTAAAAGGAACATCCGCCGCTTCGCCTTGTAAATACAAGCTTAGAGGCGTTGGATCTACTTCTCCTTTTAAATAAAGGTCGACATTTTGCGCCCCATTTACTATATTGTTTTCTGTTATAAATATACGCCTATCTACTATGTCGTAAGTCTTATTTAAATATTCCTCCAAGGCGATGTGTTGACCTGTATAATCAAGATATGATTTTATTGCTCTTTGGTAATCAAATAATAAATCGTTCAACTCTTGAACAGGTGCTAATATTGACCTAATGAAAGGGATTAATTTAGACTCTAATCCTGCCTTTGTCTTTCTCCAAAAACTTGGCGTTAAATTTTCACCTACATTAAACCAATATATGTCAAATATACTCATGTTGTATAGCTTATAGTTGTACTTAATGGGAAGGTTGGGTCAATCTTCATATATCCCGCCGTACTATCGTATGTTTGACCAGACGCCGCCAGTATATCCGAATATGTGCCGCCGTCTGGTTTTGCTTGTATATCCGTAGCTACTGCATTTAATACGCCAGTGGCTTCCGCAATTGCAGAAGTTAGGCTTAAAACCTTAAGTGTTCCGTTAAAATCTTCTGCTTGAAATGTCTGTAAATAATCATCTATTGCATCTTCAATAGGCTTGGTTACACCGTCACTTATCAATGTTCCTGTACTGTCCAATAGCTCAGGATCATAAGTAATATTATAATAAGCTTTCATTAAGTCAGGATCAGCAGAAATGAACACTAAAGGCGTACCCGCAAATCTTTTCGACTTCCAATAATCTTCAAAAGACGCTAATTCCCCTGCCGTTAACGGCTCGGCTATTCCGCTTGTTATTTTGGCTGCTTTAATAGTTATTAATCCTGCTGATTCGCTAGCCGCAGCCAACTCAACTACTCTTTTATCTAAATCTACAACAGGGTATACAACTGCTTTGCCGTTTAATGTAACAGTATCGCCGTCTTCGTTGATATAAGTATCCCTATATACAACTTGGTCGCCATATTGGAATAATAAACTCTCTGCTGCGTACCATCTTAAAACACCTGTTGGCAGTTCTAGCTTTCGCTCTTCCACATCTTCCTGTAAAACATCAAATAAATCCTCGATTACTTTTATGGCTACGGCACATATAAAAAATATTAAATTCCAAATAGCTACCGAGCTTGTGGAGGTAAGATCGCTCAATCCGCTTTCGGCGTTTTTTTGGTCAATCATTGATTGTTTTATTTCCGCAATTGTCCTAGCCATCTATTTTAGATTTATACATGTTACTAACTTCGCTCATGATTGAGCCTATCTTATTTTCAGGCACATTAATAATCGTTTCATCTACCTTATAGCCCGTTTTCTTGTTTACCTCCTCGGTGTCAACGCTAAATCCCGACCTACTTAAGCTTTCGATATTTTTAACATGGTCATTTATAGTTAATTGCTCCGAAAAGTCCCACTGTCCGTAAATATCCTTACCTTGACTTATTAGTCCAAGTTTTTTCATTCGTGGGAATAGTTCTTTATTTACAATTTTTGCAATTGTAAGCTTATCTGAGAATATAACGCCATCCATTACATCTTTATGGACATTTGCCGCCCCCACATGCGCTTTTTCATCTGTTGTTCCTGTTTGTGACAATATTATTTTGCTTATCGCCGCATCGCATTTGTCAATAAGCATTCCGTAAATATTATGCGGATCGCTGCCGCCCTTTTGTTCAATCAAATCAATTTCATCGTCATAGTCGCCTATTATATAATGTGCCCCTAACTGGTTTTCAAATGAGTCTATAAGATTTTGCCGTCTTTCGTTATCTGCCAAATTAGTTTTTGCACGCCTTAATGGCATTCCAAACCTATCGGCATGTTCAGACCATGAGCCGAATACGCCTTTGTAAATTACATATTTTGCACACTTGTTCAGCAATCCTAAATCAGTTTCAGAACCTACGCCGATTGTCCAATTTTTATAAAGGTCGTCATCTATACTGATAAAGTTTTCTTCGGTAAACGAATAATTGTAATTTTTTAAAATAGCATGATAATAAGGGATTAAGCTTTCCTCTGGTATTTTTTCAACCCAATCAAATTTATTATCAATAATATCACCTAGTTGTATCACTTCATATCCGTAGAATATAGCCAATTCAACAATTGTCATAAACTCACGAAACCAAGGCAATGGATAACCTTTAGGATCAAGAAATTTAGCCGTTTCCTCCTCATCAATCTCTCCATCTTTACCCATTATTGCAAACGATCCAGAAATAGCTTTATTAATTCGCGCTTGCATCGCTGAAAAAACTTGGTAATCATCAACGAATCCCTTATATCCTTGTATTAATTCTTCCCTATCCGGATTGTCGATATCTTCCGCATTTTCAACTATATCATTCCATTCTCCAATATTTGCGGAAATCCTGTCCAATGTTTCAGGGTCAATATAATGATATGTATTTGCTTTTTTAGGTAGTTTTTTTGCTATATTTTCAAACTTCTCTTTAACACCTTTGTTAACTTGTTTTTGTATGTATCTGCTTAGTATATTCATTATCTATAAGCTGTTTGGGGTGAACTGCCATAACTAAACCTTTCCGTATTCTGTTCCGACTCTCCGTCGTCATCAAGCAACACAGGCAAGTCTGGCGTTATGTTTCCTTTTTGAACTTTTTCCAACCAACTAATTGCATTTTCAGACTTAGCCTTATCTCCATTGCCGTCATATCTAATTAACCTAACAGTTGGTATTGATTTAGGTGTAATCCTTGAAAATAGGTTGTACAAACAAATATCAACTACAACGGTTTTAAGTTTCTTGTTTCTATCGTCCCCTGCCGTAAATTTTGCCGTGTCTGTTGGTAAATCCCCTGCTACTGTAGCAACGGTACATGTATAGAATGTATTATTGTCTGCTTTCAAATCCCATTTAGCGGGCGTGGTTAGCGGCGTTTCTCCTGCTGCTACTGAATCATTTGCAATATATATTTTTTCGTCAATTACTGGACTTGTACCAATATTAAAACTTACTTGATCATCTGTAGAATAGGTTAACGTTGAATCATAAGTTATTGCGCTCCAAAAAATGCGATCATTAACTTTATAAGTTGCGCTTTCACTCCATTCTTGAACAACCTTAAAAACTTGATCGTAATCGTATCTATGTCTTATGTATCCTGCTGCCTCTTCAACCGCTTCGTCAATTGAATCATTAATTAATCTATCCGTAACGTTCGTAACCTCATTAAGATAAGTTTCCTGAATCAGGCTAAAAAAATCATACTTTACTAAATATTTGCTCATTATACAAAGTATTTTTGTGTAAAATTATACATTATGTGCCTGTTTAGCAAAATATTACATTGTGACATTTGTACATAATTTGCATAAATGCTTAACATTCACTATTTTTGTTAAAAAACTATGGACGATAAAGTTGTTGAATTACTGACCCACCAAGTATCTGAAAATTTAAGCGATCAATCACTGTGCGAACAAGTCCCTATAGCCAGACAAACGCTATACAATCTAAAAAAGGAGCTAACCACGCCTAGACCGTCTACGATTGAAGTAATAACAGAATATCTTAATAAAAATGAATAACCACCAGTTAAGAAGGAAAGCTGAGCGTAAGGAGTTTAGGGATAAAATAAAGCTACATATGAAATTGAACTTTATTAAGCTTAATTCAGTATGCAGCCAGATCGGGATAACTCGGAATGAATTTTATAATTTAATGAATGGTTATCTTTGCTCTATTCCATCGAAGGGTATTATTGATTTTGAAGATTTTAAGGGTAAAGTTAGTATTGTCTTATGTCTACATAACACTCAATGCCACATTTAACCCCTATTAATCCAGTATCTTTATTATAGCTTTCAATTTCTTTATATGTCCACTTTGAGAAGCACATGTTTGTATTATCTCTTATTCCTTTCCGCAACTTGTCTTAAATCTTCTAGTGTTATTTTATTTACTTTCATACTTATCTTTGTAATATTTTTCTAATTCTTCAAAAGTTTCTAATCTTGGACGTGTAAATAATTCGTTAAACGTTTTCCATAACTCATTGTTTAAAAACTCCTGCTTATTATACCATCTGCCTGCTGTTAGCTCTATGTATATATTACCGCCCTCGCATATGTAAGCAGGAGACCCCCATTCTGGCAAAAACACAGTTTCAATTATTTTTTTTATTTCCATTATCCTATAATTTTTTAATTAAAGCTAAATCATAATACTCGCAAATCTTTTCCAGAACCCTATGGCTTACCCCTGCTTTTCCGTTTAGGAAGTTATATAGCGGCGAAGTGGGTTCATTAATTTCACGTGCCAGTTTAGCAGGTCTGTCGCCTCTGTGTTCCATTTCTTTTTTAATGGATTCTCTTATCATGTGTTGTTAATGTGTTTGTTATGCTGAATGCATGAGTTTTTAATTAGTGAATTAGATGTTTGTATTCTGATTCTGTTATGAAATATTCTTTACCGCTAATCATTGTTACGATTGAGTATTTATAATCTTGCTCACGCACTAATACTGACAGTTCTTTTTTTGGCTCAGTAATCGTTTCAATGTGGCGTGTGTTTATTTTAACTATTTTAGGCGTGTGTTTAGCGCATTTTCCATCTGCATATTTATCATCCGAGCTTGCAAAATATTCTAATTTGTGTAATTCCATAATCTTAGTTATTTTGTTTTATTCTTTTTTGGTTTAAAAACGCTTGCTATTTCGACTAATCCTTAATTATTAAGCCTAATAACATTTTATAAACAATAAAAATTATTTACTGTTTGCTTCCAGAAACATTATAGTGTCTTTGTAGTTTTTTATCATATTGTCATACGCTTGTTTCACTATTGTATTGTTAAGTTTCAATTGGTCTTTTTGTGCTTTTTTAAGCCTGTTTTTCATTATCCAAATCGCTATTAATCTCATAATTTTTACAGATTTATAACAATATGTAAATGCCATTTTATAGTGCATCTATCAATATTGTTGGTTAATAATTTACTTTATCTCGTTTTTGTAAGTCAGTCTTAAACGGCACTTACATTTACCGTTTTAAAGACCCTATAAAATGCCACAAACTCCTAAATATTAACTCTAATACTTCCATGATCTTATCATGTTAATTCTATGCAAATATAACAATATATTATTAATACCCTCGTATTTTTG